GAACTATTCCGCCATCGCCTACGATCCAATCAGGGAATGTTTTATGTTCAGTCATAAGCCAAAAAGCATGTTCAGGCGTAAATCCTGCTTTTCTAGCTGCTTTATAGCATTCGTGAAGAGCCATGTAATGTTGATCAATTTTACTTAATGGCTCAGGAGTGTGGCGAACTACTCTCCGATTAACCTTTTTACGTGTTGTGCGTTTTCGTGTGTTCGCCATGATTAAATTATGACTTGCTAATTAAAATAAATAAGTCATCGACACGCTTTTCTAGACGACTTAATTGATCCTTCATAGATGACCCTGAGTTGGGCTTTAACTCTGAAAGGTAAGACTTAATAACCCAACGCAGAGCCACTAATAAACTTGTTGCAATTGCGCAGACGCCAACGCCAAAAGCGACCCATTCGTTTGGACTCATTTTTCACTAAGGCCATAATCTACTTCGCTCCCGGACTTTGGATCTAATGCCTTTGCTATTGGAGCAACAACTGCACCAAGCAAAGTTGCATAAGCTGGATGAATGTCAGCCACTATTGCTAAAGCAACTGTTATTCCACTAGCTGCTACAGCTCTCAAATATGACTTAATTGCTGCTTTGTGTTTTTTAGATAGTTTCATTAGTTACCTTTCAGTAGTGGGATGTCGAATTTATGATTAGGTTGATTTGGCTTAAAACTTATATGAATATGCTTATGGTGTGGATTTATGCCCCGATACTTAACCCAACGCCATAACGACTTTGCTGAACATATTTTGCCAGCGTGGATTATGTAAGATATACGCTTATCTTTTTTTGCTGCGAGTCGAAGCTGATCTGCCAAATCATAACTAACCCCTTGTTGGTCAGATAAGCCAGCGTCAATGTCGATCGCGCAAACTTCTCCGTCAGGTCGTGGGTTGTGATCGGATTTTCTAGATGCGTGCTTACTATCACTGATCCATCCATCAGATTTCCTGCTCCGACCCACAAACGCTCCATTTATCTGGTCGCGTAATGTTTCAGCAGCTTTGGATAAATACGGCTTCATTAGCCAAGTATTAATTTAGCTTCATCAGCAGTTAAACCTAAACGATCAAGAATTGCTTGGCGTTGTGCTGCCTTTGCTTCGGCTTCGGCTTTTGCTGATTCTGCGTTTGCTTTATCTAATTCCCATTGAGCAAACTCTTCATCATTCATCTCTCGATCAATAACTTCATCTGTTTCAATATTGTGTATTCTTATAATTGGTTTGCTCATTATTTAACTCCATAAAGTAGAACTGTTCCAGTAGATAAATCTCCGCCACTATTACTAAAAACTAAAGATGAAATTGCGGTATTTGCATTGTAAGCGCCAGTTGCTTCAAATACAAATCCTACTGCACCTGTTAAATACCTACCATAATGTGTAATTGCTTTATAGTGTGATGTATTTGCATAATTAGCAAATGTTACACAAAATACATTATTTGCATCAGTTCGCGTAAAAGTTCTCCCACTAAGTTTGTAATATGTACTTTGTTCACCTATTGTATAATCTCCGTTTGTATTATCCCAACCATTTATTCTGTATAAACTGCCATTTGTTGAACCATTTGGCGCTATTCTAAAATCACCATTTCCAGTAGCATTTGTAACTCCATAAATAACCGCAAAAAGATTATTGTAAGCTCCACTAATTGATGAAATAGTTACTGTTGCGCCTGATAAACTAGTTGTAGATAATAAAGTCATTCCACCACTTGAAGGTGTTGCCCATTCAGGAGCGGATGCACCAGAATTGACTTGGAGCACCTGCCCAGCAGTTCCAATTGCAATTCGGGCTTTAGTTGTTGCAGCTGTGTAATAATCAATATCGCCAGCAGTAGTTCCCGGATTTAATGCTTTAACAGTTGTGTCTGCGGATGAACCAAGTGTGCGAATCGCTGCTGCGCCATCTTTGACCAGGGCGGTATCGTCTGGGGTAGTCCAGCTATAATTGGTAGTAGTTGCCATTTTATCCTATTCCTATGAGATTATTGTAGCGTATTCCCAAGTTAAAGTTGGGCTTAAAGTGTTCCATGCCTCGGTGGCTGGAGTTGTGTTCCAACGCATCGCCACTTGGCTAAATGCGACTGGGGAAACATTGATTGTCAGAAACAGTTCATTGAACCGAGTGCTCCATGACCAACCCTCAACATAACCTTCAAAATCCCCACCGGATATTTGGCTGGGTAGGTTTTGAATATGAACTGGCATTCCCATAAATACAGCTAGTAAATCATCCCGATCTGAATTATCAATTTCAGGGTTAGTGATTGGAAATGTGATCGATTGAAATGCGGGGATTGGGTAAGCTCTTTGATCTATGTATCGGTCGGCAATAGCCTGAGCATCGACAGCACCTTGAACCCTAGAATTAATGCTTTCAGATTTGTAGCCATATAGTGCGATTGAAGCGGCATCTGTGGCGGTAACCTGTGAATTGTAATTGTTGCCATAATTGATATAAATATCATTTCTAACATCTGCTGAACGCATGATTGTAGATAAGCCTTGACCTAAAGCATGACGAGCATCTAACTCAACATAACCATTTGTTAAAAGATAATTCTGCCTATGATCTGCATCTGCATAACCGATATTGCCTTGATTGTCCTCATAAATATAACCAAATGCTGAATTAGCAATATCTGATATTACATTGTAAATAGTATTGACAACATTAGATTGTGCGGTCATGGTGTAAAGACCCGGCTGATCGATTTCGCCAAGTCCTAAATTGACTGCATCTTCCCAAGTTTCGGTTGCATTGTAGGTTGCCCATGTTGAATCTGCTGGCACATCATTCCAAGTTCCAAGCAATACGCTTGAAAGTATGTTATAGATTTGGTTGCCATCCTCATCTTGGGAAATGTTGTCATTCCAAATTTCTTTGGTTAATTTAGTTAAAGATCCCATTGCTAAAAGAGTGTATTGAATAACTGTTGCAATTTGACCTGTTGCGCCTACTGAAACAGTTACATCTGTTAAATCTCCACCAAACAAACTTACATAAGATCCAGTTGAATCTTTTACTTGTAAATCAAAACTATCGTTTATTTCAAAAGGTAATGTTTGGTTATTTAATGCAACAAGCGTAACTTGCATATATGAAGGAAGTGGCTGTTGGTAAATGTCAGATCGACCTGCTGTATGCTGAACATCTGAAATGGTTATGTCAGTATAATCAACCCCACCGACAGTTAATTTCCAATCAGGTGTAAAAACTGTCATTATCTATCCCTTAGAGCAGTTACACTTCTCGCTGATTGACTGTTTAGATAATTTGCAACAGTTCGAGCAGTTCCTTCAGGATCTAATGCTCCACTAATTGTAATGTTATTTATTTGACCCATACCGCGACCGCCAAAAGTTGATCCGCTTGGAGTTGGTATATTTTCAAATCCTGATCTAGCAGATGGCGCTGGATTAGGTAATTGTCCTAGATTTACTCCGGGAAGCAAATTTAATACTTTTGCTAATTCGTTTGCTAACGATACGACTAGACCGATTGCTTCTCTAATAAAGGTAATAAATCCTTGAACAATCCCAATAACTCCTGCAATCGCTTTTCCAAAACTTTCAGCATCTTTCTGCGTTTGAGTAAATCCTGAACTTAATCCATTTTCTCCAGTTAGTCCTGCAATGAAAGCATTTAGGCTTGGAATGCCAGTTTCATTTAAGAATCCAATAAACTTCTCAATCTCAGGTAATAAGGCTGTGCCAAGTGACTCTTTAGCTTCATCAAATCCTACTTTTAAGCGATCGATCTTTCCTTGAAAAGTTTCAGCATTTGTAGCTGCTGCGCCACCATAAAGATCAGCAAGTTTTTGTTGCACCTCTGTAAATGTAAGAGTTGATAATTCAGCCTTTGATAAGCCAAGACCTAATCTGCCAAGTGAAGTAACATTTCCATCTTGCGCTCTACCTAAAGCATTTGTGACAGTTTCTAAATCTTTACCTGATGCTTTGCTAATATCTAAAGCAAGTGTTAATAATTTTTGGGCTTGCTCTGTGTCTTTTGTAGATACTGCTAATCTTTGTAATGCCGGTCTTAATTGATCATCGGCAACGCCAGTTGCAAGGCTAGTTTGTA